GACTCTAAACATATGTCTTGCTGGTACTGGTGTTGGTAAGTCAATGTTTATGTGTCACATGGCATCAGCCAAATTGATGATGAACAAGAACGTACTTTATATTACACTTGAAATGTCAGAGGAAAGGATTGCAGAGAGGATAGATTCAAACACATTGAACATCCCTATGAAAGACTTGCCCGACTTATCTAAGACACAATTTGATAAGAAGATTGACAAAATCAAAGAGAAGACCAAAGGTAAATTGATTGTCAAAGAGTACCCTACTGCATCAGCACATGTTGGTCACTTCCGACATCTATTACAAGAACTGAACATTAAGAAAGATTTCAAACCCGATATGATTTATATCGACTATCTAAATATATGTTCAAGTGCAAGAGTCAAGCCAGGCAGTGGTGCAAACTCATATACACTAGTAAAGAGTATTGCAGAGGAACTTAGAGGACTTGCAGTAGAGTTTGATGTACCAATCATGAGTGCAACACAAACAACAAGAAGTGGATATGGTTCTACAGATGTAGAACTTACTGATACTTCAGAATCATTTGGATTACCAGCGACTGCAGACTTCATGTTTGCACTGATTACCAGTGATGAATTAGAAGAGTTAGACCAAATGGTGGTCAAACAATTAAAGAATAGATACAATGACCCAACCGTATTCAAAAGGTTTGTTATTGGTGTCGACAGAAGTAGAATGAAACTCTACGACTGTGAACAAGAAGCACAAGAAGAACTGATAGACTCAGCCGTCGATGATTCAGTACCAGTGTTTGATAGAGGAAGAAATGATGGACAAAAAAGAGATTTTTCAGAATTCAAGGTCTGATGATTTGTTATGGGGTGTTCCTATAACTGCAATAGAACTAGACCCAACACCATTTGATGAGTGGTTTGAGGATAAAAATTTAGATGAATTATGTGAAGAAGAATTTACATACAGTAGTTGTAAAACGTCACAAGCTTCTGAACTAAATTTACAAGTAGATTATGCACCAATATTAGATATCATCTATGATACGTTCCAAACGCAGTTCTTGAGTCTACTGGGGCCCAAGTGTGACATTACCAGTATGATGGAAATACCTTGGATTAACACATACGATGAGGGTGGATTTCAAGATTCCCATGACCATCAAGGTACTAATTGTTCTGATTTCTCATGGTGTTATGTACATGAAACTGGAAACTCTCATATTGTGTTTAAGAATAGGAATGCAACCAATAGCGATGCATGTCTAAAAGAGCTCCTAGGAGCTTATGAAAATCATCGAGACTATGTACCACAAATTAGAGATAAAGGGACATTATACATCTTTCCTTCGACAATCTTTCATGCAGTATCACCCAACAAGTGTGCTACTCCTAGAATAACATTGTCGGGTAATATAAAAATCGTTGAAGCTGCAAGTCAAATCGATATGTCCAAAGGTCTAAAACCTATTGACCATTATAAGAAAGGGTCTAACCCAAAAGCACGCCCAAGGCTTGATAGAGAAACTTACCGAAACCGATAAAGCCCATTGACTAATCATAGTCATCGTAGTATAATAATACTATAGATTATGAGAGGTCTTATGAAAAATTTAATTATTATACCAATACTTACTGTATTAGTTAGTTGTGGCGGGGGTGGAAGTTCTTCACCCGAACTACAATCATTACAGTCTTTATCAACCCCACCAGTATCATCATCCCCGATTTACGGAACTAAGGTAATCGATGGATATGTAGAAGGTGCCAATGTCTTTGTTGATTTCAATTTCAACTTGACACAGGACGATGGAGAACCCTCGGGTGTATGGAATTCTGATACTAATGAATATGAGTTTCTAGAATCAGATTTTGATGCAATAAGCAACTTCACCACCAACTGTGGATTATCCCGCCCGAGGGTTGCAGAAGTACCAATAGGTGCATACGATTCGACAAGAGGGTATGTAGAAAGTGCATATACTATGATGTACTTCCCACACGGTGATAGTACGTATAAAGCAAATGTCACCCCATTCACAACCATGTTACTCACTGCAATCAATAGTCAAATGAGTAGCAGTATATCAGTTGCAGACGGATGTGGTTCTACTGCAAATAGTATTGCATACTCAATTCAAGGGGATGTAGACACATTCCTCTATAACTTGGAAACCAATTTCAATATTAGTAGATACTATTTCTACGATGATTTCATTGCCTCGGGAGATACCACACAACAAGCCATAGGTGAAAAGGTAGTAGATTTTCTTACCACACTACACACGATTGAGAATGTTCTTAAAGAGCAATACAATATGGGATTTAGGGGTCTTTTAACAGAAGATGTTATCAGTAAGATACTTAATAACGAAACATTTTCTTCAGTTACTTTTGATATACAAAATCAGACTGTAAGCACACAAGAAGATGAGTGGTTCAGATATAACCGTAGGCACAACTTTAATGGTATAGTGGGTAATTCGACTGGTCAAATATTAGACCAAGAAAGTTCACCTATAGAAATTACTATGGCAAATCTAGAAGCCAATTCATCGGTTCTTATATCAGAGAACTATGAAGAACTCATCAAAGACAACGAAACTATTGTAGATGGATACAGGGTACACATATCTGTAGAACAACAAAAAGAAGTTGGTGGATACAACTACGAGAAAACATTCGTAAAATTCACTGGAGATATGAGTGTAGAACTGGCTGTCAGAGATGAGTATAGAAGTGTGATTAAAGTACGTGACAACAACTCATCAACTAGAGGATTTGAATACAGAATACATGACACTGTTAATAATCCTTACTTTAACGATGATGTAGCCTACATAATGGCAAATAGATACACAACAGACCTAATTCAGTTATACAACGATATCACTAGTATTGATATGAACATGAGCGGTTCACAGAATAATCTATATCTTCTATATAATTTTGATTTTAACTTATATGAAGGTGGTAATTCAACCATAGGAAACTGGATGTTCAGACAACAGATGAGCAATGGAACTCTTATAGAAGAATGTACTGGAAGAGACTATACTACAAATGAAACCTTTGAGTTCACTACTGGCACCGAAGCATATAATAGGTGTTCAGAGATGCTATAAATACATATGATATTATGACTACTAACTTGAAATCCTCAGATGTAATAAGTGCAATCGAGGAAAAGATTGCACTAAAAAAGAAACTTCGTGAAGCAAAGAAGGAACACGACACATCTGCAACAAAAAAACTCACCAAAAAAATTGACAAAATCGAGGACAAATTGCACTCGACACCGCTCTCTAAAACATAAATAATTACGTAAACATATACGGAGTTATACATGTCAGAACTTACAGACCTAATCAGCGAATTAACTACTAAAAAAAATTCACTACAGAACCAACTCGATTGGCATAATGGGGTTGAAAAAACATATTTTGTAGGTGAAACTAAATCAGATACATCCCCAGCAGAATGGACTGGAGCTGGAAGAGATGCATTTTTAGTTTGGCACAATGCTCAAGGTGTTAACACAACTGATTTAGACCAAGTGTTTGTAGATATGTACACAGAACGTACATCAACAGAAAATGGTTCTCCAGCAAATGCAATCGAACAGAATGCTGATACACCTACAGTCTTGCAGACTTCAATTGATGAAATTACTACAGACCTTAACCACATTCAATCTAGAGTTGATGCTGGTGAAACGACCTTAGCAAGTTCTTAGACAGCTAAAAAATACATAAATAGTAGACAAGGACACCAAATTGGTGTATAATACCTACTATGAGTGCAAAAAACCTACATTTAGAACATTTAGTAGACGAAATCATCAATCAAGGTATTGAGGGTGGTCGTGGTGCAATTAACTTTCTTCAAGGTCTAAGAGACATTATGAAAGGTCATTCTAACTCTAAAGTTAATATGACTGTTAAGTGGGACGGAGCTCCTGCTATCTTTTGTGGAAGACATCCCGAGACAAATCAATTCTTTGTTGCAAAGAAATCCCTATTCAATAAGACTCCTTTATTTTATACCTCAGAAGATGAAATAAAGAATAGTCCCGACCTAGGTGGCCAACTTAAAGAGAAATTCCTAACCTCATTCAAATACTTATCTAATCTATCTTGGAATACAGTCATGCAAGGTGACTTGATGTACACTAACGACAAGAAAACACAGACGATAGATGGTAAGTCGTACATCACTTTCCAACCCAACACAATCCTCTATGCAGTTGATGAAGAATCACAACTTGGTAAAGTAATCGCAAACTCTAAGATGGGTATTGTATTTCACACCACATACGAAGGTTCAACTATTGAAGGATTGAGTGCATCATTTGGTGCAAACATATCCAAGTTAGGAAGTAGCACAGATGTGTGGTTAGATGATGCAACGTATAAAGATGTCACTGGTAACAGTTCAATGACTGCAAAGGAAACACTTGGATTGACTCAAGAATTGACTGCAACAGGTAAAGCATTTCATGGTATCACTAGGAAAGACCTACAGAAGTTTCAAGAAATACAATCAACAATCACAAAGAAGGGTGCTGGTGCATCTTATAAGACATACTGCAACTCATTAATCAGACAAGGTAAATTCAATCCATCATTTGATGGATATATCAAACACTTTGAAGGTTACTGGAAAGATAAAGTTGTCGGTGGTGTTAAGACAGAGAAACATAAACTAATCAAAACAGAAATTGGTGAAGACCTTTCAAGAGAACTTAGAGGTCTTAAAAAGTTTATCACTAATCTTACCAGTTTCATGGGTCACTTAGTGACTGCAAAACAAATCATAATCGTTGCTCTAAATAGAGTTAAGAGCATCGGAACATTCAAGAAAACAGAAAATGGATTCGAAGCAGTTAACCCCGAAGGTTATGTTGCAATCGATAGAAGTGGTAAGGCTGTAAAGCTTGTCGACAGAATGGAATTTGCATTTAATAACTTTACAGCAATTAAGAACTGGGACAAGTAATGAAAACATTCGGTAAATTTTTAACAGAAGCAAAAGACAAAGGTGTGGTATTCACATTCGGTAGATTCAATCCACCTACAACTGGTCATGCAAAGTTAGTAGACAAACTTAAGAAAGAAGCTGGTGGTGGATATCAACCTATGCTTTTTTCTTCTCACTCAAACGACAAAAAGAAAAATCCATTAGACCACAAGGTTAAAGTAAGATATCTTAAGAAGTTCTTTGGTAGGATAGTTGCAGACGTACAAGCACGTACTGTATTTGAAATTGCAAACGAATTACAAAGACAAAAATTCACACGTGTAAAGATGGTAGCTGGTTCTGACACAAACAACGAATTTGCAATGTTCCCTCAGAAGT